GGCCAGTATCGCTATGAGCGCCAGCCACCATTTCCCTGCCACTTGGCTTACTATATTGAGCGCTTTGACCGTGGCCACCGCGCTTTTTATCATCGGCACTATCTTCCCGACTATCGTTAGGATCGGACCAATGGAGGCGAGAACCCCCACCAAGACGCCGATGAAAACCTTAGTTGTGGACGACAGGTTGTGCCATGCCTCTATCCACTTCTTTACGGTCGGCACTATCTTCTCTTGGATAACCTTGGCGATCGAACTGATCACCGGAACCACCTCAACCGCCACGGCATAGCCGAGGCTGGATAAGGATTGCTTAAGATTCGTGATCTGATCAGTAAAAGCGCCGGCGATGTCGGCTTGTTCGTCAGTGACGATTCCTAGTTCCTTCGCTTCGTCCCTGAGGTTTGAAATCTCGTCGGACGTAGCCGTTAGAACCTGAGTGAGTTCGCCACCGAGTTTGTCGCCGAATATCTCATTTGCCACCGCCGTTCTCGTGGCTTCGTCGCCTATACCGGCCAACGCGTCCCTCAGTTTAGAGAAGGCTTGGTCAGTATTCAAACCGGCCAAATCCTCCACCGTGAGGCCGACGAGCTTCAGCTTCTCTGCCAAAGCAGTCGTATTACCGGAAGCAATATCTCCAAGCATCGAGTTGACCTTGACGAAGGCCTTTTGCATCGAGCTGGTGTCGACGGCGAGTATCGAGCAGGCGTGAGCCCACTCCTGATAAGCCTCGGCGGAAAGGTAGACCTTCGAGGCGTTGTCCGCTATCTCGTCGGCGGTATTCATTGATTTGACCGTCAATGTAGTCAAAGCAGTGACCGCCCCTGCGATAGGAACGGTCACGTATTTCGTTAGATTGGATCCGACTTTGGCCAGTTTGTCCCACTTGGCGTTGCCGAGGGCGTCTATCTTCTTGGCGGTCCTTTCGAGCTCGTTGTTGAGGTTCGCGACTTCGGCCTCGGTGTATGTGACACCGCGCTTCATCTTGTTGAACTCCTCTTCGCTCATCGCGCCGATGGATACTGCCTTCTTCGCCTCTTCCAGCCTTTGGTTTTGGGCATCGAGCTTTGCTTTGGTCGCCTCAAGGGTGGCGTTCAGCGTGGTTTGCTTCTGCTTCCAGAGGTCGATGTTGGTTGAATCGTATTTGAGGCCGTTGTTGATGGCCTTTAACTCGGCGTTCTGCTCTTTGAGGTTTCCCTTAAGCTCAGTCAGCTTCGTATCGAGTTCCGACGTATCTAGGCCTAATTTGATGTTCAGGCCCTTTACTGTTTCCGCCACGTTAACCACCTCCTCCTAAAGTAAAAAGTTATCGATGTCCTTTTGTGTTGCCTTTCGTGTTGTTTCACCCGCACTCCCTTTGAGCATCTTCGACTGGATATCAACTATCTCTAGATAGGTTCCGATGTCGAAAAGCTCGGCATCACGTAAGGGAATGCCGAGTTGAGCCAGATTGAATATTATGTTCGCCGTGGGGCTGTGGCTATCAACTGGCCCGTCGCTAGGGATTGGACGGACTTTTGCTCCCCTCCTTATAAGGGGTTAGAAGCTCGCCGATCGTCTTGGCTAAGAGTTGGAGCGAATCGACGTCGCTGATGATAGAGAAGTCGAAATCGTCCAAGAATTCGTCGTAGGATTTGCTCGTATATGGCCTGTGAAGGATATAGGTGATCCTGAAGATGACATCGATGATTTTCGATACTTCTTCCTCGCTTTTGTCCTTCAAGCCATCTAGGAGCTTGACGTCGCCGAAGAGCTCACTGCCGAACACCTCGCGGTATTTGATGATGGTTCCGAGCGACGCCTTTAGCTTGTAGTCGCGTCCCGCTAATTTGATTGTCTTTTCCATGTCTCTTATTCCTCAATGGTAGGAACGACTGGAGCCACGGTTAGGAAGGTCTCGTAGTTGGCGTCGCCAAGGCATGAGGTGACGTGGGTAGTCGAGTATTTGCTATTAATAGCAATAGGTCTCGAAGTGATGTTGAGAGTGATCGCGTTGACCTCGATAGAATCGGCCTTGGTCTTGCTGGATTCGTTGATCGGGGTGACCGAGCAGAGATAGAACCAGATACGGCGGGCTTTGAGGTCACCTTGGATCTCGAATCCCAAGGCGAAAGTGACCGGCTGGGCGTTCGTGATTTCCACGATGTTCCCGTTGGTTAGCTTCTTGTAGCCGAGGATGTCGACTTTGAATTCGTCGGTGAGTTCGGTGAGCTTTAAGGTCAAGGTTCGCCCGGCCAATTGGCTGAGCGAGAGGATGATTTGGTCATCCGCGTTGACATTGGTGGATCCGCCAACGATGTCGTTGGTGAATTCCTGAGCACCCGGAAGGCTTAATGGGGTTGTGAATGTCCACTTCCCGTCCGTAGCTTCGCTGGCTTTTGAATAATAGACATTTTTTAGTCCATACGTAACTTTGTTATTTGGCATTTAATATTTCCTCCATGTAAATTTCATATGTTCTGTTGAGCGATTTGTCGGCGTTATGCGACTCGCTGAGTAAAGAAAATGCCAGGCCTTTGCCCAGCAGTTTCTGTTCTAGTATCTTTTCTAGTTTGACGTCCTTCGCTTTAGTGACTAGCGTTATCTGCACCGACGACTTGTAGATGTCGGGCTTGTTGTCACTATATAGCGATGGCCTTTTGGTCACTTCCTGATAGACGATAAACGGCATCGACGCGTTATCTGTTGAATCGTAAGCGTTGGTTCCGTAGAACGCCTTGTTTGGAAGGACCTCCTTCAATACGGAATAGAGATCCTCAAGTTTCATTTAATTACCTCCGTTCCTGATTATCTGTTTTATTTCCTCCAGCATTTCCGGGGTGAACGTCTCGTAGGCCGGGCGCATGAATGGACGCGCCATGACGAACTTACCGCTCTTATGCTTGAAGCCAAGCTCGACCAGATGGACGAGCCTCCCCTTCGTGCCTGAGGATATGAATATTGTCTTGTTAGCCCCACTACCGACGGTCGTGAGGATAAAGGAATCCGCGAGATGGTTATTTCCATTACCGCTTCTCGGGCAGTTTTCCTTGATGTAGTTGAGCACTTCGCTGGCCGTTTCGTCTAGCTTCTTCTCGACGTCGGCTTTCACATCGTCGCTGTAGTTTTCGATGATGTCGCTTAGTTTCAAAGAGAAGGAATCGAGTGACTCGCTCATGGCGTGACCTCGATGTCCGATTTGGATAGGTAGAGCTCGATGAACTGGCCGTCTATGTAGGTCCTCTCTACTTTGTAGAGGTCGTCGTTTATCTGGACGAACTTCGACTCGTCGTAGAGGATCGACTGGATGACCACCTTGAGGTCTATCTTTAGCCCGATCGATACGTTCGTGCTGTATTCTAATTTAGTGACGCTCCTTAAGGAACCGATCACCTCTTTCTTGGATTTGACGACGTTTGTTTTGTTCCCTACATCGTCGAGGGATGAGGCCACGCATAGCAGTGAGAGGCGGGAGTTCGGTGAGTTTGGAAACATGAAGACTACACCTCTGATGTCAGGGCTAATTGCCTAAGCAAGAAGCCGAAACTTGAAGGCAGTTCCTTCACGCTTCCGTCATTCTTAAAGCCATAAAAGGTCTTACAGTAAATTAATACCAAAGCCTCGGCCAGGCCGTTTTCGCTATAAGCGACATCATCCTTCACCCCCAGCTGAGCGAATCAGACTGAAGCAGGCGTTGATGTGAAGCGCTAGCTCATCGTCCGCGTATGTCTCCTCTAAGGGGATCATAAGGGACTTTTTGACTTTATTTTTGATACTGGTGATATCATGACTCATACCTGAACACTCCTTTCATTACATTTGTTGTTTACCTACCGTTCATTGTTCCGTTTTACTCATACTCATTTCATTTCAGTATTCCTTTTTACTCGTACTCTTTTCATTGTTCCTTTCTACTTGTACTGATTTCATTTCATTGTTCCTTCCTACTCACTTAGCAAGTCACGCTAGAGCCCTTGCGGGATGGCCACACTGGGTCGCTTTCGTTGTACCTTTTTACTTTTACTTTGTTCCGTTCGTTGTACCTTTTTACTCATTTCCTTTCATTGTACTTTTTTACTTTTACTCTTTTCTTTTCATTGTACCTTTTTACTTGTTACTTCCACGTAGTCACTCCCACTGCTATTACCTTGCGTAGCCCTTATAAAGGGCTGAGTCGCCCCAGCCCTAGATAAGCGTTGGTTAAGGCCTACTATTCCTTGGCGGAGGTTGTAGCGCCTTTTTTGACTCTCAAGAAGCCGTTGAATCCGACGACGTTTCCACCGGTGAAGACACTTGCTTTGTAGCAGATGATTCCATCTTTGAACTTGTAGTCGGTTGACTTAGCGATCTCAACGGGTGAGAAGACTGGGACCTCATAGTTCTTTAAGGAACCGTAGGCAATGCAGTAGTCACCTTCAGCGGTCGCAGTGTCGCTTAAGGCCTTGCAGTGAGAGGAGATGATATATGGGATACCATCGATGGTCTGCGCTTTGTAGTCGACGGCGTGGACCTTTCTTCCCTCGGCAGTTCTTAAGGTTGCGAATGCGCGTAGGTCGTTCTTGTTAAGAATAAGGAAAAGGAACATAAGGCGACTGCTCACGTAAAGGTTGGTGCATAACCTCTATTGTAAGGTTTTTACACACTTGTGTCACTGCACCGTCGTCACGGAAGTGGGTTCGTTTCTTTCTTCGCATCTATTTTCTTCATGGCTCCACGGAACTTGAAGAAGAATAAAATCGAAGTAAAGGAAACGGCTAAGAAGTCGGCAATCGGTTCCGCCAAATAGACCGCATATTCTTGCTGGCTCAGCCAAATGGCGGGACAAATATAAATCAAAGGAATGAGCAAAATGAATTTGCGCATGATAGCCGCCATAAGGGAAGAAACGGCATCGCCGATGGCGGTGAAAGTTTGCTGGCAGGCGATTTGAATGCCAAAGACGCCAAGGCAGGCGACATAGATGCGAGTGGGAAGCACAATATGCTGCAAAAGGGCTTCGTCGTTGGTGAAAATCCGCGCAAAACCCTCGGGGAATGCCATGATGAAGGTCCATAAAGCCAACGAGAAAGACAAACTGATGATCAGTAAAAGTTTAAAGGTGGCTTCGACGCGTTCTTTGTTTTTGGCCCCATAGTTGTAGGAAATGATCGGCTGGGCTCCTTGGCCTAAGCCAGTTAGTGGCAAGAAAGCGAGTTGCATCAGCGACGAAAGAATCGTCATCGTGCCAACCGCCAAGTCGCCGCCATATTTCTTTAATGAGGTATTGAAGCAAACCGTCAGAATGCCTTCCGATAGCTGCATCAAGAAAGTCGCGGATCCCAAGGCAAGGATTCTTCCATCAAGACGAAGATCAGGACGGAAGTTCGCGAGTTTAAGTCGCCATTCGCTCTTTTTGCTAAAGAGGAAGGCCACGACCCAAATGCAGGAAACGCCTTGGGAGATAATGGTGGCCCACGCGGCTCCTTTGACCCCCATGTTGAACGTGAAAATAAAGAGAGGGTCCAAAGCGATATTCAAAATCGCGCCGATAAGAACCGAGAGCATTCCCGTCATGGTTTTGCCTTGGGCGGTGATAAAAAGATTCATCCCCAAAGTCAGCATGACGAAAAGGGTGCCAATCGCGTAAATCTGCATGTAATCGTTCGCGTAACCAATCGTCTCATCGCTCGCGCCGAAAGCCAGCAAAAGAGGCCTT